AGCACTTAACATGGCTAACACTTAGATCACATATTTCTACATTAGTAGTAGAGCAATTAACAACAATGTTATTATTCTCTCCAATTACTATTTCATCTGATCCAGAACAACACTTAAGGTGAGAAACATGTAAATCATCACATATATCAACTCTGCTGCTAGAGCAATCTACAACAATATTTTCATGATCACCAATAGTTATAGCAGAGACTCCATCACCGCATTTAATTATAGAAGCACTTAGATCATATATTTCTACATTAGTAGTAGAGCAATTAACAACAATGTTATTCTCTCCAATTACTATTTCATCTGATCCGGAACAACACTTAAGGTGAGAAACATGTAAATCACCACATATTTCTACACTAGAAGTAGAACAATCAACTAATATAGAGTCGGCAATATTAATTTGTTCAGTTCCAGAACAGCACTTAACATGGCTAACACTTAGATCACATATTTCTACATTAGTAGTAGAGCAATTAACAACAATGTTATTATTCTCTCCAATTACTATTTCATCTGACCCAGAACAGCACTTAATATTATTAACATGTAAATCACCGCATATATCAACTCTGCTGCTAGAGCAATCTACAACAATATTTTCATGATTACCAATAGTTATAGCAGAGGCTCCATCACAGCATTTAATTATAGAAGCACTTATATCACAAGCTACTAAACTACAATTTACATCGAGTTTACCCATAACCGCATTAGCAGTAACAGATTGTCTAGTATATAATTCATCAGTATTTAATCTTCCTGCTACACCTGCATTACCATATACGAATAAATTCCCTTCTTCCATTAGTGTATGACTAATACTTGTGTTACTAGGATTCCACGGAGAATAATTACTACATTCTTTCCATAAATTATTAGAAGCTGAAAGGCGGCTACAATTATCTATTGATTCTGTTATATTTTCAGTCCAACTTGCTGAACCAGGAAACCAAGGGTCTTGAGGTCCAGTATCACTTATATTTTTCTTTAATCTATTAAAGTTCTCTGTAGGACATTCGATATTAGATCCAGAAACGTCTTGGAGGATTAAAGTTTTCTCTAAAGCACCTATTTCTAAAACACCACATATACCAGCATCTCCTTCAATTTGAAGTTTTTCACCCGTATATACAATTTCACTAATACTAGTAGTTATAACTCTTTGACATCCTAAAACATCTAAATTACCATTTATAATTGTATTGCCAGTTACTACTAATGAAGTCCCTTCCCAGGTATCTTGACAATCAGACGTACTGGATGAACCACTTCTTTCAGATACATCTTCTATCAAAGCTTGATATTTTTCAAGCAACGTACCACAACATGAAGGGTCGCCACCACAATGTCCGGGATATTTCTCATTTCCTTGCAATACTATATTATCATAGGATGTTAATCCACCAATATAAACTGGATTATATAACTTCGAAGATGCATTATTTGAAACGCTTGTTGTTGATGTAATATAATTACTTCTTAAAGAATTACTTGGAGATATCTCAACTGTTGTATCCACATTTAAAGCTGGACATTTAGCATCATTGTTTGTAGAATGGTATGTTGGGTCTTGTAATCTAATATTATCTAAATATAAATAATTAGAATTAGAACCATTCCATTCTACATTATTTACACTAGAGCAAGACCAGGAGCAACTAGTAGGTTCTATAATAACATTGCTATTTTTAAATACAACTGCAGAACCGCAAGATCCATTTGGTAGTAAATTTGTAGCAGAAGCTTGAGTAGCAGCACTTGTAATTAAATCTACATGTAATCCAAGAGGCTCCTCTATTGATTTACCTGTTTCGGGGCATCTTTTACCAGTCTTTGTTTGCCCACTTACACCACAACCATCAAAATCTAAATCAAAATTAGATAATTTTATATTACTTGTAAATTGTATTTGTTTGCTAGCATTTAAATTAAATTCGGGAGTACAGGAAGTAGAACAAGAATTAAAACCAATTACTTTAGTTTTTAAACCATGTGTACATTTATATAAAGAAGATTGACTATCAGTTATAATATGTCTAGCTACTAAAGTATCATCTACACATATATTATTTGAATCTACTGTTAGTGGATCCATATACGAAAGACCAAATAAGTTATCTCCATCAAAAGATGCTCCATTTACATCTAATCTACCTTTGACAGATTGATAATTTACATCTATCTGATGGGCAGAGATACTAACTAAATCTGGTCCTTGATTTTTATTATTACCAAGATTATTTGGATTACACTCGTTATCGTATTGCGAATACGATACATTGCAACCAACATTTCCGGAATCTAAATCACAGTCTATAATACAATTGCTCATTTATTATTAATATATATATTTTTTTTATCTAATATAACTTAAAAAAATTTAAATAATTAATTAATTAATTACTATATGCTAATCCACCCATACCACTCATAATTCTAAGAATATTATAATTAATAGCATATATGGATAAAGTTACATTGTTATTACAATCAACATTTTTTAATTCTAGTGAAGCTGAATCAATTCTAGAAAAATTGGCTGTCCCACTTGGTTGATGTTCTTCAGGCCTTAGAGCAAATGAATACATATAACATGTTTTTCTAGGGATTCTGTGTCCTGCTTGATATGGTTGAACAGTAGAGAAATATGAAGCTTTCCTTTCTTTAAATCGATCTAAACCATTTAAAATTATTTTAGCTGTATCAAAATCTTGATAAACTTTGTTATTCCCAATAATTTCTAAATTATCCTTTGTAATATGTGATTGATAATTAAAATAATCATTCTTTTGAATATCTCCTGGGTTTTCATGAACTTCTGGAATATTTACTTTAGCATCAACATCATTTCCACATGTATCTTCTTGATAAACTTGCATATCTCTTGTAGCCCATATTATTTCTTTAACAGGGTGATTAAAATTTAATTTAGTTGATTGTCTTAATGGAGCATTTTCAAGAGATTGAACTTGTTCAATTAAATATTCGTGTGCGACTTGTGCAAACCTTCTTCTTTCATCAGTATCTAAAAATACATAATCAGCCCATAATTCAAGGCAAGAACCTTGGCCAATTTCTTGAGGTATTGGATATTGTCTATTTCCAGAAACAGATAAATTAGTATTTACTAAAGCCCTTATATCTCTAGTTTTAAATTTTACAACTACTTCATGGTATTGGAGAGCAATTAAAGGTAAATATAAACCGGGGTTTCTACAGAACCAATATTGTAAAGGAATATATAATTGTAATCCAGTATCATCACATTTATTTGGTTCAAATACACAAGAACCGTTTTCATCGGATTTCCAATACCCCAAACCAGGGATATATTCACCACTCATATAATATGATTGTCTACCTACATTATTATTTAATCCTTTCCATGTTCTTCTATTATGATCAGTAAATAATAGATATAAATCATTAAATTCATCAGAATGTTTATCTATTAATTGACCACCTATATGTAATTCAGATTCTTTAATTAAAGCACAACCAGTATTATTAGTCCATTGAATATATCCTAGATCATAATCTTTCTTTAGTATATGTTGACCATCTACTTCTGTTTTGCCTTTGCCACCTTTAGCAGAATTATGACATGCAGCAGCATTTTTCTTAGTTACATTGTTAACCATATCTGTTTTATGACATGTTTTAGAACTATTACCAATATATTGTGGTTGTATTTCACAATTTTTATTCCAATCACATGCATTATATTTTAATTTAGTTTCTATCCATAATCTTCCTAGTAAATCACCATTTCTGCTAATGGTTGCTGTAAAATCAGTAGGTGTTTGTTTTAAACCTGTATTTAAAGTTTGTTGAATTGATTCCATTGAAAAATTTGTATGCCTTCTATATACAACTTTAAAAAAAGTAATTTGTGGATTACCTGTTAAATATATATCCTGTGCACCATATGCGACTAATTGCATTAATCCTCCACCCATTATTATTTATAATATATATATATATATTTTTTTTTGACTATACGTATATAAATTACTTAAAAAATAATATTTATATTAATAATATAAATATGTCACCCGGAAATCAAAATGGAAAAAATTATGGCGGAGGTCATACAGGTGATGGAAAAAAATCAAGAAAAGGCATATATTCTACAAATGGTGTATTCTATAGGAAATTACCACATAGATATTTTACACCTGGTTTAGAAGTATATTATGTTAAAACTGGAGAAAGGGGTATTATAATGGAAAATAATATTAGAGGACCAAGAAAAATGAAAAAAGTAAAATTTAATGTTAATGATAATATCTTATATATTCCATCAAATTTATTATATCCAATTAATTATTCTGTTAATGAAATGAATAAGAAACTTAATAATATTAAAGAAGTTCGTAAAAATAAGAAAAAAGTTAAAGACTATGAAAAAATGAAAATTAATAATGAAAGAAGAAAAGAATTTAGAGAAGCCAAAAAGAATTTTAGAAAAGAGGTAATAGATGATGGTGTATATGTTGATTATAGTAATAGCAATAGTGAAAAAAAATACTATGGTTCAAAGTTTGCTATAAGGAAGGTATCAGAAAATAATTTAGTAAAAGAATTAAATGAAAATATATTAAAAGCTGTTATATCTTTAGATAAAAAAATAAATAGAGGTAGTATATCTATAAATGATTCTAAATTATCAAAACAGCGTATATTAGATATATATATGTCAACAGGGTGTGGATCAACCTCAAGTATACATAATATAAATAATAAATCAGATTATTATGATATTATATGCAAATATATGGGTAGAGAGGATACTATAGAAGATAATATCCCTAAAATAAAAAAGTAAAATCAAATAAAATAGATCAGTATAAATTAGATAGATTACTTTGGGGGTTTAATCCCTAATATCTAAACCATATTCTTCTATATGATCAATTGCAATTTTATATCCAATTTTAATATCATTCGTTTTCTTATTGTTATTAATATCAAAATCTAATACTTCCCCTTGGTCATTGTAGACACATATAATTTTTGGAGGATATTTATCATTATTATTACTACTCAATGCTTTTAATATTCTTTTAATATAATTTATAGGGTTCATATTTTGAATATCAATATTTTCATCTGTAACTTGTTTTTTATTGTGAATACATAAACCAATGTAATTATTATAATTACTATATTCTACCATACTACCCTTTACACCACCATCTACATAATATTTATTATTATATCTAATTGGTTTGAAAAATATAGGTATACATGTTGTCATCTTAATTAATTCACATAATGATAAATCTGGATTATTTTCATGGGAAAAATATTCAACCTTAAATTCAGATAAATTATATACTTTACAGATAAATGTTTTTCCAGTCAATTTAAAAAAATTAAGTAAAGTGATGTCTTTTATTTTAAATAAAGTATATAAAATATTCCTCACAATATTTATTATTTTATCATTACTAAATAAACCATTTTCTTTAAATAATATATCTATATCATCATAATCTAATAATTCTATATAATTTAAGGAAATTGATAATTTAGAAATCATTGTTGGAGTAAAATTACAACACATTAAAAAAGCAATAATACTACCTACAGAACACGTAACATATGTTGTTATATTACTATAATCTTCTTTAATTAAACCTTTATCTAATAATGCTTTTAATGCACCTATTAATATATTACCTTTAGTACCACCTCCACCTATTAATAATGTATCATTCATAATATATATTTCATAATAATATGTTAAATTATACATAAAATATTATACATAATATATATACATAATGACAAGTCAATTAAATATCGATGAGTTATATAACTCTGCTAAAAGAAAAGAATTAAAAAAATATGAAACATTTGATAAAATATTATTAAGATGTCATACCCGTATTAAATTATATGCAGAAAATAGAAAAACAGAATGTTTATATCAAATACCACAATTTATTATAGGTGTTCCACTTTATAATGTAAGTGAATTACAAGAATATATTGTTCGGGCATTAAAAAATAATGGTTTATTAGTTAAAGAATATACACATAATTGGATATTTATATCTTGGAATAAAGAAAAGAAAGAGGTTCGGAAAAAACCGAAAAAAGAGACAGGTAGTTATAGATTTATAGAAGATTATAATCCATCTGGAAAATTTATACATAACAATAAAGCAATGAATGATCTAAAAGAAAAATCAATAAAAATGTTAAATTTATGAATATTCACATTCATCAATAAAATCCCAATCTGAAAACTCTTCTTCCATATATTTTACCATAACAGTATTATTTTTGAAATATATACCTATATTTGAATATTTATCAATTAAATCTATCATACCATTGTCATAGTTCTTTTTTATAAAATTGCCTAAATTCTTCTTTTTAGAATTATTTAAAATACAAATGTGTTGTGTCTTAATATTTAATAATCTTTTAAGACTTTCAATATCCATTATATTATTATTAGTCTTTAATATACTTATAATATTATCATAGGCTATTTGAGAACCTTTTGTAAGTGAAATATTCCATTTGTTTTTAGGCATTTTAATATTTAGATTATATTTTTTTATGTATTTTAAAAAAATGAAAAAAATAAATAGATTTAAAAATTTTATAAATCAAGTATTTCTTGTAATTTTGAAATAACTTGATCTAAAAAATCATCAATATTCTCAATTTCATTTTCATCACTAGATGCAGAACTATAAACACTATCACCATATTGAGATTCACTTGAACTTGGAGAAACAATATGTTGTTCACTTGAACTTGGAGAAACAATATGTTGTTCACTTGAACTTGGAGAAACTACAGGTTGTTCACTTGAACTTGGAGAAACAATATGTTGTTCACTTGAACTTGGAGAAACAATACGTTGTTCACTTGAACTTGGAGAAACTACAGGTTGTTCAGGTTCAGGAGATAGAGATAATGTTGGATTGGGTGAGTTAAATACTTGATCTGGAGATTGAGGGTTAATACATATTGGACAATATTGACATTCATATTGTGAACATACTGCACTTTTATCTTGGCCTTGATTTATCCACCGTTTACAATGTTTACATTTTTGATGGGCTCTTGGGTCTACTAAATTATGTGGTGCTATAGCTTTTGGTGGGGTATTTACACCACCTTTAATAATATTTTCATAACCTGTATTTTTAAACTTACTTAATGTTTTTTTATTAATCTTTTTATCTTTCTTAAGAGACTTTTTATTTCTATATCCCATTATAGTATATATAATATTATAATTTAATTGATGTAGTTATATCTATTAATTTACACCTTTTCTTAGGATTAAATTCAACCATACCTCTAAATAATTCACCTGCATTTTTAAATTTGCTATTTTCATTATCTTTAAAAACTAATGTATCTAATTTATATAATCTTATAATTTCATTAAAATATCTAGTTATATTTTCAGCACTATAATCCTTAATTATTTGCCAACTAAATATAGTATATTTTCTCCATTTAACAAGTTCTAAGAAAACAATAGCAACTTGCCAAACCATTGTATGTTCATTACATTTTACACCTTGAACCCATCCTCTAGATGTTTCCCAAGGCATCCAGGTGCTAACATGAGTTTGACCGCGATTACAAATACTTCCTAAATCACCCAAATATATATCAATTTCTTTTTTATTCTTACACTTAAATAATACATTAGCTGTTTTTAAATCTGTATAAGCTAATTTATTATCATTTAAACATTTTAGATGTAATGCTATATCTTTAATAACATTCCAAATTGTTTTTCTATCTAATTTACCATTCATTTTATTTAAACCACCGTGCATAATTTCCATAATTGCATATTTTTCTAAGTGAGCACCCTTTCCTCGTTCTAAAACGCGAGCATTTATAGTCTTACAATCTAATTTAAGTTTATTTAATTTCTGAATAACCTTTAATTCACTATCATTTTTATTTTTAAAATATTTAACAGCTACTTTATAATTACCATTATAGAATTCATAAACAGAACCATATGAACCTTTATTTAAAAATTTTTGTTCACATAAACTTATTTGTTTATTAGTTACAGGGTCATCATATACTAATTTAGTTGTAACTAAATTTTTAAATTGTTTATCAGCAATTTTATTTAATTCTTCTGTATTAGGGGGTAATGAGTATTTTTCTTTAATAGCAGGAATTAAAGCTTCTCTCATCAATTTTAATTGAGCTTCAGAATAACATTTTTCTGAGTCAGGTTTATTGGATATATCAATAAACTTAAATTTAGATATATCTACATCTTTTATATTTGAATAAGAAGAACATTGGGTTGTCATAATATTAATATGGGATCCTTCAACATTATTAACTGTTTCTATACTAATTTTTTTTCTATTAGCAGGTGTATCATTTATACATCTATTAGTCTTAGGATTTAATATTTTACCTTGTGGGCATGTTTTTTTAGGTGCTGCTACTGCTACTGCTACTATCGGTGCTTGTGCTACTGCCGGTGCTACTGCTGGTGCTTGACGAGCTATAGATTGCTTTTTAGTTTTTTTAGAGCATTTACCGTCTTTAAAACTGCATTCATCTTTTCTAAATTTACCATTCTTAGTACAACGATCTTTTTCACCTGTTTGAGTTTTTTTACCACAATTACCTTGTTCAGGAACTTGAATAACAATTACATCTTGTGTTGCTGTTTTTGCCCCCTTATTTCTATTACCTTTAGTATCTTTTACACATCTCTTTGTATTTGGATTCCAAATTTTAGGTTTCTTACAATCACCCTTAGCACCCCCCTTTTTATAAATTGGCATATATATATATATATTATATTAATTTAATGGCCATCTATAAATCTTAAACAATTAGGTTCTTCATTATTAATAAAGGGACAAGGTAATTCTGTACATGTTGATGGACGATTATTTACAATTAAGCAAGTATTGCAACCATCAAACCATATTTCACAATTAGATGGTATGATATTATTAATAATTTCTGGTTTAGATAATTCAAAAGTTAAATCATATAATTTCCAAGACCCTGAATCAAGATACATTGAATTTTTACCTTGAATATTAATTATTACATTTTCTCGAATATTATCTAAAATTGTTAATTGACCAATAATATATTCATTTGCCCCTAACCTTTCTTCAGGATTAACAGTAAATATAGCACCATTATTTACTGTTAATGCTTCTTTCTCCCAATTTTCAAAATCAATACCAATTGTTCCTAAATTATTATTAAAGTCTCCATTAACAAAACCAATAGTTAACCAAGAATCGTAATAAGAATCAGGATTTATACTTAATATTTCATCACTAACACCCCCTATATTTGTCCCAAAGGCGCCTTTTATTTGATAAGCAGGTGGAATATACATTGTATGTGATGGTTCGCCAAATATAGCATATATATTCTTATTAGTATCTTTTAATACAATTGATAGTCTATATGTCGTATAACCATTAATACCATCTAAAGAGCAATGTGTTATTTCCGTAACCTTGGGACATGCAATATTATTACTACAATCTACATATGGTATAGGACAATCGTAATCAATTAAAGTATTATCTGTAATACAATTACTACCACAAGCTATATTCTCACCATTCCTTTGTCTAGCTAAGCATACATCACAATTTTTATTGCCAGCCAATACAGAAAATATATTTATTGCATAAAATATTAAATTTATCAATTTCATTTATATATATAATTATTATATTTCTTTTAAATATAATGAATCCATATAAATGTAATAAACCTAAATGGGAACCAGAAAAATGGAATTTATCAAAAAAAGAACATGATCTTACAAATTGTTATTCATATGCATTTGACACAATTATAAAAGAAGGAGAACGAAATGGGAAATTACAACCAGGTGAACTAAGCGGTAATATATTTAATAAATATGATTGTAATGATATCATAAATAAAGTAAAAAAAGATTATGCTTTATTAGGTATAAGGAAACTAAAAGATATGTATGAAGAAATAGAATGTACAAATTATAGAATAGCATTAGTAATAGATAATAAAGGCGATAATATAGATTATCATTTTTATAGACAAGATAGCAATAATAAATGGAGTCATAAAGCAGGAGATAATGAAGTATCTAATGTAGATGCTTCAAATAATATTATTATAGACCCTGAAAAAGCAGATAGAAACTATAATAAATATAATAATGGCAATTATGATTATAGTATATTTTGTGGTTATTATTCTGTTCCATATACTAAATCATTATAATACTTTGATAACATAAACACATATATATATTAAACTAATACATAATATAATACTTACATATTTCCATCCATTTATTGTTTTATGATCTGATGTATCTTCTGAAAAATATGTAAAATAAGTCGAATATATTCCTATAATTATTCCAAAAAGTATAATATATATAGGTAATAATATATGTCCGGTTAATTCTTTATTTTCTTTAAAATAAGCAATTAATACTAAACCAATACTAATAATTTGTAACATATTTCTCATCCAAGAACTGTGTAAATTCTGCATTTCAGTATTCATTTATATATATATAATATTTAAAAATAAAATAGAGATTATAATATATATAATTATGAAAGCATTTGTGGATAATCGTGAAAAAGAAGTTATTAAATATATCAATAAATCTGAAGCATGGAAGATATCTTTAGATTATGCTACATTTTTTAAAAAAAATAGTGAAAAACAGAATATAAACGATATAATATTAATGACATACTCTAAATATCTAAATGGTCTTAAGTCCAGTAATATTGGTATAACAAATAATTTTAAATATATTAGAGTATGGGATACATTAATTAATACATTAAAAAATAAAAAAAATAGTAGAAAAACAATAATTGGTGCTATAAACCAATTGCATTATATAAATGTAATTAATAATTAAAATATAAGTATATTTAAAGATATATTAAAAATAGAGTAATAATGTCTACAATAAAAGATAAACCATTAAAGAAGAAACATACAGATCCAAGGATAACAATTGATGTAATACATAATGATATCATTAGTAATTTTGATAATGAAGATGAAGAACATGAATATTATTTAGATAATGGATTAATATTAAGTGAATACTACAATAATGGATTTACTGCTTCTACCAAAAAAACAAATAATAAAAATAATATTTTAGATTTTTTTAAAAGTGAAGACAAAGATAAAGATAATGAAACAAATGAAAAAACAGAAAATATAATATCAACATATCTTTCAAAGGTAGATGATGAGTATATAAATAGTAATTTTGAAGATACAGAAGATATGATGCATATATGTATTCAATGTAAAAACAGTATGATATATAAATTACAAGAAAGTGAAATTTTATGCGAATATTGTGGATATACTGATAAAATATTAATGAATAATGAAAAGATATCTTATAAAGAAACACCAAGAGAAATTAGTTATTTCGCTTATAAACGCATTAATCATTTTAATGAATGGCTTGCACAATTTCAAGCAAAAGAAACTACTGATATTCCTATGAATGTTTATACAGATGTCTTAAAAGAATTACAAAAAAATAAACATATAGATATAAGTAAAATAACGAATAAACAAATTAGAGAAATATTAAAAAAATTAAAACATAATAAATTTTATGAACATATACCAAACATAATAAATATTATAACAGGAAATAAAGCTCCTTCATTATTACCTCAACATGAGGAATTATTAAGAAATATGTTTAAAGAAATACAAACACCATTTATGAAACATTGTCCAGAAGAAAGAAAAAATTTCTTATCATATTCTTATGTTTTACATAAATTTTGTGAATTATTAGAATTAGATGAGTTATTGAAATATTTCCCTCTTTTAAAAAGTAGAGAAAAATTACAACAGCAAGATAGAATTTGGAAGAAAATATGTCAGGAATTACAATGGCAATATATTCCAAGTATTTAATAATTTATTTATTTTTAGCAACTTGTAATTTATATGTTGTTTTGACTTCTCTGTTATTTAATATATTACTCATAGCTTGTTCAATAACTGAATCATCTTTAATAACTTTTTTTAGATTTTCTTCAATATAACCTTTATTTAAAGTTTGTTTTGTATTTCTAGGTGCACATTTAATTTTACCTTGACCAGCATTTATATCACTAATATTATGTTTAACCATAAATGTAGTTATACTTGGTTCTAATTCTTTATTTCTTTTTTTTTTTAATTCTTTAATAACTTTTTCATGTTCTTGTATTTCCTGATCTAACTGTAACCAAGTTTTAACTTCTTCTTTAAAAACTTGTAAATCATTACCAGGAATATCTTGGATAGTATTCATATACATATTATACTTTATTATACTTTAAATTATTTAAATTTATACGTAAATTATTTATAGAAATGACATATTATCCACCAACCCATAATTACTATATATTTAAATTTTTTTATCTATATATATATTATAATGAAAGTAAATAATAATATGTTATTATGTTTAGGTTGTTTTATTTTGGGATTAGTAGTTGGACGCATGTTCATGAATTTTGAATTTATGAAAAATTCCCCAGGTAGACCATTTAATCCAGGAACAGATTGTCCACCAGGTATTTGTGGAGGACCATGTGGAGAATGTCATACTGATCCATCATATGACCCTACTGCACCGCACCCAGGACAGAATGATGGCTATGGTTGTGATAAACCAGGATTAAAACCATATTATTGTAAATAAGTTATTTCTATTAATAATTTATAATAATTTGGGTTTCTTGTAAATGAGTTGTTTTTATTAATATTTTAACTAAATTATGTTTGGATAAAAAATATTTTCGTTCTATTTTATCTCTAAATTCTAAATTCGTCCAATCTTCATAATCATTTAAATGTTCCCAAACAGATATACCCACACAGTCTATTACCCAATCCATGTATTGCACAGCATGAAATTTAATAGAATCTAATTCACTAAAACATTTTTTTAATAATTTTTCATGTTTATCTATATCTCTATTTATTTTATATATTTTACTTTTAATTTCACCAGGTAAATTATTGAAATTCATTTATATATTATATTATAATATATATATGTTTAACTAACTAATCTAATACAATATTCTTTAGTCCATAAACTTTTATCTTGTGATATCTTTTTAAATTTTTTATCATATCTTAAACAATATCCAAATTTTCCAATAATAATTTCAATTAGTTTATTATCATGTTTACCCATTACCTTAGGATATTGGATTATTTCTAAACAATCCTCTAATTGTAAATCCTCTTTCTTAATCTTTTTATATGATAAATAACTACCTATACTATGATTTTTTCCATTGTATTTAATATAGTCTCCATAATTACCTTTATGAAGTGTAATATCTTTTTTTTTATGTGTAAATAATGTATTTCCTTTTGAACTTTTAATCGGACCTAATTCTCTAATAACAATAGGCATAATAGAATCATAAACCTTTTTAATAACAGTTTGCCATTCGATTTTTCCCTGACTAATTAAATCAAGATCTGTTTCAACTTTTGATGTATATCCTTCATCTAGTATATTCTGAAAATGAATCTTTAGATAATCTAAAACTAATTTCCCCAATTCAGTTACAACTAATTTATTTTTTTGAGGAGGAACTTTATATTCTTCTTCATATTCTGTAATTTCATTATTTTCTGTTAATTGAATAATATTACAAACTTTTTCAATTTCTTTTGTATTATTTAATTCTGTATAAGTTCTTTTATAAAGTGTATCTACTAATGTAGCATATGTAGATGGACGACCTACACCAGAAGTTTCTAGTTTTTTAACAATAGATGATTCATTATATAAACTAGGTGGTTCAGTCTCCTTACTTTTAAATTTAGCAGTTAATAAATTAATTTTAGTTAATTTTTCGTATTTTTTTAAATCAATGACTTCTTTATTAGGATTAGAATATTTTAGATATCCATCAAATTTTAAAGATTTAATTTTAGTTTCATAATTACCATATTTATTTATATTATTATTTCCAATAGTTAATGTTAATGTATCATATATAGCGGGTTTCATATGCGAAATAATTGTTTTCTTCTTAATAAGCTCATATAATTTAATATCTACATCTTCATATTTATCACTAAGACTAACATTAATATCGGTTGGACGAATAGCTTCGTGGGCTTCTTGTGCACCTTTAACTTTTTTTGATTTTCTATTATTATAATAATCAGTTCCAAAATCTCGGTCAATTTTATCTTTTAGAGTAACTTTCCAATCATCTGAAATAAATGTTGAATCTGTTCTCATATATGTAATTTTACCATTATCATATAATTTTTGAGCAATATTCATTGTCATTTTAACTGGAAACCCTAATTCTTTTTGAGCAGTCTGTTGTAGTGTTGATGTAATTAATGGTGAATTTGGATATACTTTTTCTTCTTTTTTAACATTATTTTCAATCAAAAATTGTTTATCCTTTATAAAAGAATCTAAAATTTCTTTAACATTTTCATTTGTAATATTTTTATCTATAAATTTAAAATCAGCTTCAATATCATCTGTAAAAGAACCTGTTAAAATACGAGAATATTTTGGATTTTTTAAGTATTTTTCAATATCTAAATGTTTATTATTTAACATATTCAAAAGACAACTTTGAACTCTCCCTGCAGATAATCCCATTTTATCAGTTTTTACATTTTTCCATAATAGAGGACTTAATTTATAACCAATCATTAGATCAATTAATTGTCTAGCGCGTTGTGCATTTACAGAATCCATATCAAGTTTTGTAGGATTTTTAATAGCATTCAAAATAGCCTTTTTTGATATCTCATTAAATTTAATTCTATTACATTGTGAATAATCTAATTTAAACAAATTACCTGTATGCCATGCGATAGCATCACCTTCTCTATCATCATCAGCAGCTAATAAAACCTTTTTATCTTTTATTGATTTTAAAGTTTTAATTACATCTCTTTTCTTAGGATCATTGATATATATTGGTGTAAATCCATTATCTAACATTTCATCTAATTTCTTAGTATCTAAATTGCATATGTGTCCAAAAGATGATTTAACAATAGTTTTATTATCCTTAAAAAAGGTTTGTATTTTCTTAGCTTTAGCAGGAGATTCAACAACTAAAAACGTCATAATAAATATAAAATATTATTTTTATAATATTCAAATTAATAATATTTTATATATTATATGAAAAAAAAATATACACATAAAAAGAAAAGATCTAAACAAAAAGGAGGTTGGAAGTGGCCATGGGAAACCGATAAAGTTAGTTCAAAGAAAACAAAAAAAAAAAAAATTATTACTCCTTCACCATTACCAATAGATAGCGATAGAGAAAAACAATTACAAATGTGGAAAAATAGTCCAAACATGAAACAAAAATTAAAAGAAGACGAATTTGAAAGAAAAGCAAAATTAAAGTTAGAAGAATTAGGAAAACAAGCAATACCAATTACATTCCGCAATTTTGATGATAGTTTTGATTCTGCTAAATCCCACGGTGAACAAATGAGACCAGTAGCACCTGAACAAAATTTTTATGATGATAGTTTTGATTCTGCTAAATCCCATGGTGAACAAATGAGACCAGTAACACCCGAACCAAATTTTGATGATGATAATATAGATTCATTTGGTTCTGTTAAATCCCATGGAGAATGGGGACATTCTGAAGATATAGTTTTATCTAGATCATCAGAACAAAACATTTCACCTGAACAACTAGATGTTAGTAAAACAATATGGTATTTAGCTGGAGAACCTCGTGAAATAAAAATGAAATTAGAACCTATTTTATGTGAAATATTACCAAATAGTCTAAAAAGATTATGTGAATATTCAATATATTTTAAATATGATGAAGGTTTTTTGAAAATTATTAAAATGACAGATGAGAATGATGTTGATATTATTAAAAATAACACAATTATAAGTTTACTTAGAGCTAATTATATGAAGTTTAATCCATGGTCTTACCCTGCTTCATCTATATTAGAAGAATTTTATAATGATATGAATATATCTTTTTTTGCTAATAGTGAAGGAAGTCAAGTAGTACCATATACAGAAGAAAGTATTGAGGATAATGTAGGAATATCAACAGATATGAAATCATTTATAATTCAAACACAAGAATTAGGAAAGGGTAAAAGGTTTACGTTTATATTAGATTTAACAAAAGAATTAGAAAACTATGCTGGATATATATTAAAACCAGATATAACAATATCTAAATGTTTAGCAATTGAAACAAATAATAATTGTATAAATAGTTGTGAAGAATGTCGTTCTTTTGAATATTAAATAGAACTATTAATATATTAATTATTCAGTTGTTATTTTTATTTCCCTTAAAGGTGGTGCAGAAGGGACAACGGACAACAGGTTGAACAGAATGAACAACTTGTGGGGCCATATAATTTCCTTCTTCTATAGATGCTACATTTCTAGCTAATTCATTTCCATATAATTTATTTAAGTCATCTTTACTCGCTGATTTAATTAATATAGAATTCTTAAATTTAAAGAATATACCGATTCCAGTAAAATCCCACCCATATAATTTATTATATTAATTAATACTATATCAAAAGTATCCATATATATTATAATATATTATATATATATATATTATAATATATGATACCTAAAAAATATACAAAGGGGTTATCTTATAAAGATAAAAAGAAACAAATAAAAAATATAAAGACAGCAAAAAAATCATATAAAAAGAAAAAATATATAGACAGACAAAAGTTAAAAAGTTATAAAAATAAAAAGAGTAGTTGGACTAAAAAGTTCAAAGATAAATATGGAAATATTACAAAATTACATGAAATTTCTAAAAAAACAGGTATACCTAAAAAAGCTTTAATGGCTGTTTTAAAAAAAGGTAGAGGTGCTTATTATTCAAGTGGTTCAAGGCCTAATCAAACAGCAGAAAGTTGGGCTAGAGCAAGAATGTATTCATATATAATGGGTGGACCAACTAGAAAATATTATAAATAAATAACAAAAAAATATAATGTAAAATTTAAATAATTATAAATATATATAATAATTGAAAATAATGACAAAAAAAACAATGAAAAAGGAAAAAATCAAAGTAATATTTAAACCATCAACAAAATCTGAAAAAAAGTATATGGCAATATTTTATAATGGCAAAGATAAAATAAAAACAACACATTTTGGAGCAGCAGGTATGTCAGATTATACAAAACATAAAGATCCAGAAAGAAAACAAAGATATCTTAAAAGACATAAAAAAAGAGAAAATTGGAATGATTATATGAGTGCTGGCTCCCTATCAAGATACATTTTATGGGGAGAACCAACATTACGCGACAGTATAAAAAAATATAAAAAAAAATTCAATCTTAAATAATTTCGTTAAATTTAAATTTAAATATTATAGATTATTATATATAAATATGAATAATTTAGTCATAGATGATTCTAGTTCTGATTCTGGTTCAGAATCAGATATTAGTAGTTCAGAAGAAAATTATGGAGAATTAATAAATAATAACTGGATACCTGATAGACCTAATATGCAGAGTATGCCTAATATGCAGAGTATGCCTAATATGCATAATTTGTATAATAGTGAATATAAAACTATAAATATTTTAGTTGATACGAGCACAATATTAAAATCAGTAGATTTTAATACATCAGATTATGTATATCACTTAAATTTAACAGATTTTAGTTCATCAAATATTGATAGTATATCAGAAAACAATACGGGTGGTTTTGATAAATATACAGATGTTATTGGATTTAGATTAGTAAATGCAATAATACCAAATACAGCATATACAATACGGGAAGATAATAATATGTTTGCTTTTAAAAAAGAAGGAGATGATACTGTACATACAATAGATTTAATATCAAAATATTGTGCCCCCTGTGATTTAAATACTAGTATACCTACTGTAAATCCATGTAACATTAAATTTATTTGGATAGAAGATTTATGGAAATATCATATAACATCTACAAGCAATATTCAAATATGTTGGGATTATAATGATAAAACAAAATGTTTGGCATCTTTAATGGGATTTTATACTAATATAAAAAATACACCAAGTACTGATGTATATGGTAATATAGTTGCAGAATTAGCATCCAATTATGTAGATATTGTTATAGAAGAGATACCCTATATAGCTTGTAAACATAATTCATATGGTAGAAGAATAATAGATAGAGTTCCATTAGATAATGAATATGGTGATTTAAAGTATTATGAACCTAGGTATAGAAATACAATAGATTATAGTAAATTATTTTTTCCAATAACACTAGATAAATTAACTATAAAATTATATGGTAATTGTCAAGATTTATTTGATAATCAACAAGGTAATCATAACCTTGAGTTTGAATTAACATTAAAGAATTAATATATATATATATATTAGTTATGGATATTATAGAAGATCATAAATATAAAATATATGGTGCTATAGGATCTACATTATTATTAACTATTGCTTATTTATATTATAAATATTTAAGTAAAGAAAAAGATATAATTTTAAATGATAACAATAATATTAAACATATAATTAATAAACAAAATGAAACAGATAGATTGATAAAAACATTGTTAGTAAAATTAACTAAATTTATGAAATATAATAAATTAAATAATGATACTTTATTATTAGATAGATTAAATAAATCTTCATTATTTAATAAAGACTATCATACAATGAGGATAGCAGTAGACTCTATTAATTATAATAAAGATAATTGTAATTGTATAAAAGATACTAATAATCCAAATAAAATAACATATTTATTTACTAATAGTGATGATCAAGGTATTGGTGGATTAGGTATGGGTATAATACATAATGTAATAGGTTTTAAATTAATTAAAGCAATTATACCAAATTCATCATATAATATAAATAATAATAATTGTGTATTTGTTTATAATATAGACGGTAATGTAATAGTTGTTAATTTACAAAAAGGTATGTATAGTCCAGAAAGTTTATTTAAATATTTAAATAATTCAATGGATTTTAATAAACACTTAAACATAACATATAATTGTATAACACTACAATTTACTATATGTTCAAAAAAATCTGTAGTATTTGAGATATGTTGGGATTATAATGAAAAAACAAAAATATTAGCTAGATATATGGGATTTTACCCATGCAAAGAAACTGGATATAAATTCTATAAATCAGATATAGTTATAGATATGTCAACACCATATGTCGATCTAGTAATTAATCAGATACCAAGAATAGCATGTATAGATACACCTTGTGGAAAACATATTATAGATAGAATACCATTAGATGTATGTTTTGGTGAAAATAAATATTATGAACCAAACTGTTGTAATGAGAAACAAAATTATTTTTTACCTATATCGCTAGATAGATTAGATATAGTATTAGAGGATCCAGTATATAATACAATATATGATTCACAGAATTTAAATAATACATTTGAGTTTGAATTAACAGTTATAAAGAATACAAAAAATATAGGATTATTTAATTAGTCTATAAATGAAACCATTATATATTTAATTCCTTCTTCAACTGGTAAACCTTCATGATAATGTGTAACCCTTCCTGGATGTATTAAACCATGATATTTAATATGTTCTACTTTGCCTTTTTTAATAAAATTAACACCTCCTCCTTTAAAATCATCATTTAAACATATATTTAAAGTATATGATGAAGCATCGTGGTGTGGTTCTAATTTATAGTATTTTTCACTATCGTATTTTATAACAAATGCTATATTAATACCTTTTGTTTTATATGATCCCCAATGATTTGAAACTAGTGGAGCTATATTATCATGTATAAATTCTTCCCACATTTTATCCATATTTATTTCTGTAAGATGAATATCATTACTAGGAATATTTTCGTGACCAATTCTTGAATCTTCGTTCGTAGCACCAGACCATTTACCATATGATTCAGTAATCTGTATTATTTCTTTACAAAATTGTTCATTAACTATTGGAAATTGCAAAACATCTGCTGTTGGTTCTTTAATATTTTTTCCAAAGTCTTTATGAAGATATTTATTTTTCCAAACATTTTTGTTTTTAATATAATCCTTAACAGTTATTTCATCATCTGTTAATACATCATCATGAATATCTTCATCGCTTAATAAATAACCATATACTTCTTCATTACATGTATACATGTAATAATTATTTTTTCTTAAATTTTCACACAATGCCATATCATGACCTTTATTAGGATTATAATTAATAGTATAGTATTCTATTATATTTTCTAATATATCTGATTTTATTAGATATATATTATTAATATATACAGAATTCCAACAACCTTTATGTTCATGATTGATTATATTCATATAATTAAAAGATTTTTCATACCATCCATTTTTATCTACTAACCCCCAGTGATTGCTAAATAATCCACCTCTAATAGTAATTAATGGTGAAACAATATTCTTATCATAACTAATTAATTTACTAATTAATGAAGTATCATTAATTATGCAATAATTATCATAATTTAAATAATAATCACAATTATATTCTAAACATTTCTTCATTGATTCTTTTCTTGCACTAGGTTCATCATGATTTGTTATAATAAATTTATTATATATATTTAAATCATTAATATATTTATTTGAATAATTTGTATTTATATGAATTATTATATTACTTTTTGGATAATCCAATGCTTTAAGGTTGTTATAAAATAAAGTATTATTACCTATAACATTTACAAATATATATATAGTTTTAGTTAAAGATAATTCTAATTTAGGAGATATATAATCATATATATTATTCCATTCCATTAGTAAATAATTGCATATATTATTATGTCTTATTTTTTCTAACATACCACCATTACCATGATAATGACATGGTGTAGTATTAAACATATTATTTCTAATTCTATTTTCACCATATAAGATATCAATATCATTTGTATTATTTGAACTAGTCTGAAATATATTACACCTTGTATCTAATTTAATATTTAAGATATCTTTATACTTAACACAATTTTTTTGCATTAATAATTGATCATCATAAGTGTCTGCAAATTCATAATTAATTAGCATTTTAATACTTTTAACATTACCCATAAATCCACCACTATTTAAATATCTATATGGAGAATCTGAATTAAAATGTAATTTCATATTTACATCAGGCCAACATGCTTTTTCTGCAGAGAATAACATATTTGTGTTAAATCCTAAATATTTATCATATATTTCTTCTTCATACGATAAAAATATAACATCATAACTATCACTAAATAGTATAATATCTTCATCCTTATAACCTTTTAATTCTTCTTTTAATAGATTTAACTTCATACCTCCACCTGGACCTTGAGACATATTTCCACCAGTCCATTCTTTATCTAACCCTAAAACTTTATAGTTTAAATTATGGATATTACAAGATTTTTCAAATCTTTGTAATGGTTCATTATTATCAGTAGCTACAGTTAGTATTTTAAATAAACCTTTATTCTTATTTGGTAAAAACGTCATAATTTCTGTATCACTATGTTGAAAAGCATCTGGTTCTGGATATACTAAATTATCTTTTAATGTTAAAATTTTAATATTAGCATCATAATTATCTTTATATTTAGTATATGGTGATATATTTCCAATTAATGGTAAGTATTCATCAATTGGTATAATATTTCTTAAAAAACCTATATCAGATGTAACTTTTTCACAAAATCGTTTATTAACTATATAACCTATACACCAATAGGAATAAGATGATTCATATATATTTTCATATACTTCAATTTCTTCTTTATCATCTATTTTTTTTCTACCTAAGTATAACATATCCCAGTCTTCAATATTCTTTAAATTATTAATTATAGTATTAACTTTATCATAGAAATTATCAACAAGGATAGCATCATCTTCTAGAATAATTGCATATTCATCTTTATTTTTTAGAATAGTTTTATATATATTATAGTGACTAAGTGAACAACCTATTTCACCCAATGTTAATTTTCTATTATTTGAAGGATCTTTCCATTCTTCTAAAATACTATAATTATTATATTTCATATATTCTTCATTTATATTCCGACTATCTACAGCATTTATAATTTCATATGAAATTAAAGGATATATTAATCTATCTATCATATTTTCTTTTTTATTAGGACATCTTTCTAAATTAATAATATAACATTTGATTTTATTAATATTCAACATACTTTTTATGTTAAGAATTATATTACTATTATCTATATTACTATTATTTATATTACTATAATCCATATTATCTATATATTCTCTATGAGAATTAAAATTTCCCAACTTTACAAGAGGTGGATAAATATATGATTGTTTCTTCATAGACCATACAAAAAAAAAATCTATAGCAGCATTACATTCTTTATTATAATATTTATTTAAGATATCAATACAGTATTCTTTACTAATCATATAACAAACACACCCTTGTCCAACCCATGTTTCAGTATTATCATATAATGTATAATTATTATCTATTTTATATATTTCTTTATCTAAATTATGTAGAATTTCAGGTTCAGTAAAATCACTGTATAAATTTATAAATCCATAATCTTTTATAATATCAATTAACTTTTCTGTTATATGTATAAAATCTAGATTAAATATTATATCATCTTCACAAACGATCATATATTCATCATCAGTCTCTTTAAATTTTTCTAATAATTTAATATGTGAAAGAAAACATCCTAGTGTTCCTTTATTTTCATCAATATTATAACATACATTTGATAAATAATCGGATTCAATATCATTTAAAAGATATGTTGATCCATTTATAGCTGGAAATCTATTATATTTGATATTATTTTTTAAGCATTCATCATTTATATGTTTTAATCTATCTTTTGATATATCTAAATTAATTACATTTATATGCATTTAATATAATAATTCTCCCATTTTTAAGTATTTTTCAATTCACCATTACAAACTGTAAGTATATCTGAATAACCATTTGGTCCACCAGATAATACAGTATTATAAGTATTTTCAAATGTAGTAGCTTTAAATATTATAGGGTGAAATTGTAAACCAAAAGTATTTCCAAATTTTATTTTACAACTCCCTCCATTATTACATCTTATTTGTGGAGCAATTGTATAAGTTGTCGAGTGGGTTGACGTAGGGAAATGTAATTGCCATTTTATAGTAATACTACTAGTAAAATTTCCAGACAAATTTCTATCAGTTACAAACTGATATGTATTTGGATTAGATTGAATATATACTTCTTGAAAATTATCAAGCTGATGTAGAACATGTTGAGAAAAATCTGTGTCAGATGCAGATGGATCAACAAGACGAGCTAATATTGCCTCATATCCATCGCCAGTACTTATATTATTTAGATCTGATACATAACAATTTAATTCAAATTCTATTGTAGTATTATTTGGTATAAATTCTATATGTAAATGTTCAAAAGTACCAGGGATCATATTACCTTGTGTATCGTGAACTCCAAAATATGTCCATGCATCTTCAACTATGCATTCTGCATTAAAATTATGTGCTACTAAAGATTTATTTGCTATTACATGGCTAAATGTAGATGTATTATTATTACAAATACAATCATCACCTTTTTCCCCCTTTTCTCCATCAGAGCCATTAGTGCCATTAGTGCCATTAGTGCCATTAGTGCCATTAGTGCCATCATTTCCATTATTGCCAGGTTCACCTTTTTGACCTTTATCGCCAGGTTGATTATTTAATCCACTAGAGTCGCCTTTTTCTCCCTTTTCTCCATTAGTGCCATGTTCACCTTTTTGTCCCTCAGCTCCATTAGTGCCATGTTCACCTTTTTGTCCCTCATCTCCATTAGTGCCATTAGTGCCAGGTTCCCCTTTTTGACCTTTATCGCCAGGTTGATTATTTAATCCACTAGAGTCACCTTTTTCCCCCTTTTCTCCATCAGAGCCATTAGTGCCATTAGTGCCATTAGTGCCATTAGTGCCATTAGTGCCATTAGTGCCATTAGAGCCATTAATGCCATTAGTGCCATTAGTGCCATGTTCACCTTTTTGTCCCTCAGCTCCATTAGTGCCATGTTCACCTTTTTGTCCCTCAGCTCCATTAGTGCCATGTTCACCCTTTAAACCTTTGAAATTATTATCCCCTTCAGTAAAATCAACAGTCATTTTTGTAATCGCTAATTTAGATTCAGAATTACTAATTAATTTAATATTATTTAAAGAATCATCAATTACTTTAACATCTCCTAAAGTAAAACCTATTGCAATATTCATACCTTCTTCTAAATATATCATTGGCGAAGAAGAACATATAATTTTTGCTGTATCAGTTCTCTTACTAAAAGCATTCTTCATCGTATTATCTATAATATCATGAGTACCATTTGCATAATTATAAATGCCATGAAAAATATCAAAAAAACCACCTTGAAAACAATTAAATAATACCGTGTAATTTATTAAATAATATCCAGACGTTTTAATAGTAATATAATTACTTATATTTTTATAGATTTTCACATGACTTGTCCAATTTTCTGTATTACTTAAATCATGATTACCAATTCCATTATTATGTGTTTTAAAGTAACATTTTATAAAAGCATATGGTAATATATTATCACCTTGAAAATAATACGAAAATCCTATACAATTTTCCAAATTATTTGATATATCAATAGCTTGACTAATAGTACAATATTTTATTAATAAGTTATCATGTAATAGCCCTCCATCTACAATATCATGTATTATTTCCCCTTGTATATCATGTTGTAAGAACTCTCCATCTTTATATATAGGATTATCCCAGTTTTTATACCATATATTATTATTATTATTATTTATATCTAAGTTTTTACTATCATCTCCACTATTAAATATAGCATGCTGTAATAGACCTGGAGGTCCTGCTATACCTCTAACACCCTTTTCACCTTGTTCTCCAGATTCCCCTTGAATACCTACACTAAAATTATTTGTTAATGTTTGAATTAAAATACTAGATTTGTCTTTAATAATATTTATTATTGGATGATTATCTATAATATCATCTAAATTAAATGATAAATCTTCTAACCATATACCTATATTATATTTATCATTATAATTCCACCTTTTATTTGTAATTAATTTTACCATATATATTCTTTTACCTCTATAAGATACTCTTTGAATACTTAAAGTATCATTTAAAGGTATAAATTCTCCAGAAGTTTCATCATATTTATTTAATATTGTATGAATCTGAAAATCTTGTGTTCTTGCAATTATTTCAACATATAATGATATTTCTATATAATACCAACCTTCTTCATTAACTATTAATTTTCTATTATCTTGTTCATCTATAAATATATGATTTCTTAAATTTTCTTCAATTCTACTTAATTCAAATGTATAGTAATTATCAATACTATTATGTGATTCATGATTAATTGAAATATTATTTAATATATTACAATTAAATGTTATCATTTCTCTAGGTTCACTTAATATTCCATCTAAACCTCTTTCACCAATTAAACCTCGTTCACCCTTTTTACCTTGAATTCCTACATTAAAATTATTTGTAAGAACTTGAAATTTTAAACTAGAATTTTCAGATAAAATATATAAACTAGGGGGTTTTTCCTTTCCAATAAAAAATGCTAAATTATTAAACCATACACCTATACATATTTTTTGATCAATTTCTAGGGTCCTTTGTGTTATTAATTTAATTACCCCTGTATTACTTACATTTTCATTATTATTTCTTGAATTAAGCCTCTGTTCATATAAAGTATCTTCTAGTGAATTAAGGTTACCTTTTTTATCTATAGTATATAACATTATAAAAGCATCAAAGTCTTGATAAGTATCTAGATAATCACAATTAATTGAACATTCTATATAATATACTGCTTTTTCTTTAATAGTAAATATATTTCTAGTATTATCTAAGATTATTGAATCTCTATTATTTTCATCATTTTCAAAAGGTATTATATAAGGCGAATGCTTACATTTACAATCTTCTGAATTAATATTATAATTACCACTAGATGAAGGTGTGTAATTATATATATCTAAATCTCTAGATTCAAGGCATTCTGAAGTTTCACCCTTAGAACCCTTAGAACCCGATTCACCTCTATAACCTTTTTCTCCTTTTAAAGTTTCACCCTTAGAACCCTTAGAACCCGATTCACCTCTATAACCTTTTTCTCCTTTTAAATCTAAATCATTATTTAATAATAATCTTATTTTAGAAACTTCTGTTTCATTAAATTGGTAATTATTTACATTATTTAAAGTCTTTGTAAATCCTAAAGCAATTACAGATGATAGATCTAAACCAAATCTCCCCATTATATAATATTGTTATATTATAATATAATAAAATCTAAAACTTATATAAACAATTTAAACATATGCATCAACATTAATAAATTGTTGACTAATGTCTTGTGGTATACCTTCTGAAAATGTTACACCTTCTTCAATAATATTTAAAGCAGCAAAAATCACTTTCACTATCTGTTGCCACTATTTCTATAACTATATAATCTCCTTCTGATAATTCTTCTATACTAGTATTCCAAGTTAAATAGCCAAATTTTCTGCCTGTTAAAGAAATAGTTGTATCTACCAAGGCTGTGTCTATTTCAAAATCTTGTATTAATTTACCACCATATGATTTTGGATTAGTACTTAATAATTGAAATGATGTATAGTCATCACTTCTATATACCATATCTTGTCTATCACCTTTGTACCTTTCTGACCTTTTATACCTTTCTGACCTTTCTCGCCTTGTTCGCCTTGTTCACCTATCTGACCTTTGCTTCCTTTTAATCCTTTACAACCTTTTTCACCCTTATCACCTTTTGTAATAACTATATATTTTTCTTCACAACAGTTATTTTCAGGTATTCAACATCCTCCCATGAATAATATAGTATTTAAAGATTAACAAATATATATTATAAAAATGAGCGAAACCAGAAATTGTAGAGATTTTCAGAATGCAATTAATAAGATGAGAGAATTCTTTCAGAATAAGGGATTTGTTGAAGTCCATCCACAATCTAAACTAAGTATTTTAGCAGCTTGTGAAGATCCGACTACGATGGCAACATATAATTATGAAAATAAAGTATGGCCATTACCACAAACAGGACAAATGTGGTTAGAGCATTATCTTTTAACAAATCCAGACGAGAAAGGATTTTTCTGTGTTAGTACATCTTATAGAAATGAGAAAAATCCAATTCCTGGTCGCCATGATAAAATTTTCCCTATGTTTGAATTTGAGATGCATGGGGGTATGGAAGAATTAAAGAAATTAGAAGATGAATTATTAGATCATTTAGGATTTAATAAACATTATGAAAATAAAGATTATCCATCAACAGATTACAATGATATTGCTGAAAAATATAATGTAGAAGTATTAGAAAACGAACACGAAGAACAATTAAATGAAGATGATGGACCCGTACATTTTATTAATAACTTCCCAGAGAGAACTTCTCCGTTTTGGAATATGCAATTACATGAATCAAAGAAACATGCTAATAAAATTGATGTAATCTTACATGGTATTGAAACAATTGGTTCTGCAGAAAGAAGCACAAATCCAGAAGATATGAGGAATACTTTCTTAACTATTTCAGATGGCGAGTATGCAAAGATGTTATACGATAATTTTGGAGAAGAAAGAGTTAATAATGAATTAGAAGAATTTCTAAAACTAGATTTCTTCCCTCGTTCTGGTGGTGGAATTGGTGTAACCAGAATGATTCGAGCTCTAAAACTATCTAATTTAATCTAATTTAACTTTTTAACTTAACTATATTTTTTTTAATTCTATATCTGGTGCCATTCGGTTTACAACATATAGTATATGTTTTTTTAGATGTTTTCTCAATTTTTCCAGTTAATACTTTACCAGCCTTATCAATCCATTGAACTTCTGAACCTGTTCCAATCTCTTCTGGAGCGGGATCTCCGGCAGGTGCTTCAACAGGTGCTTCTACTGGTGCTTCAGCTACTGCTTCTACTGGTGCTACTTCTTCTACTGGTGCTACTGCTTCTACTAGTGCTTCTGCTTCTACTGGTGCTACTGCTTCTGCAGGTGCTTCTTCTGCTTCAGGTGTTTCTAATAATTTAACATCATTTTTTTGTATTCTATATCTAGTTCCGTTCGGTTTACAACATATTGTATATGTTTTATTTGATGTTTTCTCAATTTTACCAGTTAATACTTTACCAGTCTTATCAGTCCATTGGACTTCAGAACCTGTTCCAATTACGGGAGATGGTTTACCTGATGGTGATTTATCTGATGGTGGTTTATCTGATGGTAATTCTTCTGGGACTTCTACTACAACAGGTGGTTCAACACTCTGAATAATTTCTTCTAACTCATCTTTAGGTGGATCAATACAATCCTTATATTCTTTATCAGTAATAATAACTAACTTATAAAATGCAATTTCTCTAGTTCCTCCTCTATGTTCTTTTACACTTATGTTTTTGTTAGATTTTGGATCAATCTTGCTAATTATTCCACATTTTGTTTTACCAAACATCTCCCAAGTAACCTTGGTTCCAACCTTAAAATCAGTAATTTTAATTTCTTCGATATCTTCTTTATCTTTATCAGTAATATTTAAGAATACATTTATTTCTGATACTTCATTTTGCCTTTCTTTAGAAACAATGTTATATGAACCTTTTAATGTACTTAAACCATTTTCCTTCCAATCTTTTTTATCCTGTCTTAATCTTTCATTTTTTAATTCAATTTTATATTTATTTTTTTCTAAATCTTCAAACTTTTCATCCATAGTTTTATCTTCTATATCTATAACTGGTTCATCTGGTTTATTAATTTTAATATTATTATCTTTTAATCTTCTAAATAAAGCATTATCTTCACCTCCCCAACCCCAGAAATTATTAGGATATCCATTTGTTTCCGTAAAATCTTTACTATTTACTGATAAAGCACCTCCTAAAAATGCTACACTTTTTCCATCGTCATATCTTGTCCCCATGCTACCAAGATGAATTGGTGTTTCTGGATATTCTAGGTAATCCTTAATTAACCCTTGACTTGGTAATAAATCTACATCTGTTAGAACATAATAAGGTTTACTATTGCCTTCATTTTCTTTATTTGCTATTTCAAATCCAATGTTCTTTAATCTACCTAAATTAAATTTAGCCATTTTAGAATTATCTTGTTTAAAATCCTGAGGCAATTCATCATAATCATCGCGGTCGCCTTCTTGTTGAACTATATATATATGATAATCAGTTCTACCTTCAAATATAGCAATCATTTGTTGAATAAAAACATCTAATTGAGTTTTTCTAGAACCATCATCATTTTTTGGATCTCTGAAAGCTACTATTAAATTTAATTTATTTTCACTCATTTTAAAAACCGGTGGTTTCCTAATTTTACCTAGATTTGATACTAAATCGTTAAAATAATTAAATGTTGGTTCTTTTGTCAAATATCTTTCATAAAATTCCATACCAGATTTAGCTATTTGTTTACATTTTTCATCATTTTTTATGCACCATCTCAATCTTTCTTGAAGATTACTTAAATCTTCATTAATAAATATACAATTAACTTCATCTTCTAGTTTATCCATAAACCATAATGTATATGGTGATTTAACAATTAATACAACAGAACCCATTCTAAATTCATTACCTAATCTAAAAGCTTTAACATGTCCATCAATATTTAATATATATTTATATTTAGATTGTATATCAGTTCCAACCCTATTCTCATCGCCAACTTTAAAATCATCTGGATAATCTTTTGGATTAATTTGACTAAATTCTTTATTATATATTTTTGGTTTTTTATTCCAACTCGTTAATTTAATATCTAAGATATCTTGATCAGAAGCATTTTTAAATGTCCCTTCTTTTTCAAGTTCATATGACATTAATGCTGCCTCTATTCTCATATTAGTTTTTCTGTTGTTCCCACAACCTGTAGCAGAACCTCTAAAAATACATCTAGATTGTTTTTTATCGAAATCTAATTCAAAATTAGGAGATGGATTATATGGATTATTGCAACTGTCTGGGAATATATTTGTAGTAATTCTTAATATATCATCTTGTGTTGGTATATCTATATCATGATATTTATTATTGCTTGATTGCGATAAAATAGGTGTATAAGTTTCATGTCTATATTCTTCTTCAATTTTTTTAGTAGGAAAAATTTGTTCATATGGTTCTCCAAAATCTTCTTTTAAAACTGGAAAATCTCTTGGATTAAAGAAAAATTCTACATCATCCATAGTTTTACCCTCTTTTTTCATAAAGTTTAGCGAGGCAATTATAAATTGTTTAAATATCATAATTGTTTTATCACCTTCAGCTAAAAATTCTTTATATTTATATTTTAAACCATCTGTTTTAAATATACAATTATTAGCATACCATTTTGTAGGATCAGATACATTAAAATGTTTCTTTGCTATTTGTTTAACTAAATCTGGGTTAGATTTTTCTAATACTTTTGCCCAATCATTTTCATATTTTGCATTACTAAATGGTAAATATGTATCTAATTTATTATTTTTAATTGAAATATATACACCTTTTTTTAATTTATTAAATAAATATAAAAATGTATTATATGTTGTCTCACTATTAAATCCACTAAATATACTAGTATCATCTACAGGGTTCTTGGGATATCCTAATATTCTAGATTTTAAGAAACCATATTGTTCAAATTGTATTTTATCTCCTGCATGAAAATATATTTGATTAAAATGAATAAATTTGGGGTTTGTATTTATTTCTTTTAAATATTTATTATATGCTTTTTCACCTTTTTTATTTTCTAACTTTTTCCAAGTAATTGAAGCTTTACAACGTGATTCTTGTTTACTTGAATAATAATCTTTGCGTTTCTTATCAGCAAACTTATCTATATCTGTAACTTTTTCTAAAGATATTTCTTCTTCATCCTTATTAATTAAATCATCTACTTCTTTATATTTTTCATTTAAATTTTTTTCATGTTCTAGATGAACAATATCTGTTAAATTCAAAGCACCTTCACCTGGTGATCCAGGGGCATATGTAGGACTTACAACTTCCCTTCCTTCATCTTCAACAGCATCATCTTCTACATCATCTTCAGCATCATCTTCTACAGCATCTTCAGCAATACCATCTTGTTTACCTTCAATATATCCTTCATCATAACCATCGGGATCAAATCCTTCTTCATTATATTCTTTATTTTCATAGCCATCTTTATAACCTCTTTCATATCCCTGTTTATATTCATCTATTTCTTCTTCACCATCTTCTGGTAATGGAGGTTCTTGGATTGAAGCAATTTCTTCATCCTCACTATATTTCTTTTGTTTTAATATTTTATCTGGAAATTTAGGCCCTTCATCTTGAATAAAAAATATAGAATTTATACTATCATTTAATTCTTTAAGTTTTTCATTTGTTTCATTAATCCCTTTTATATTTGAAATATAATCATGTATTTTTAATTGTTTTGACTCTCTATTTTTATCTTCATCAATTTGTTTTTTTAGAATAGCACTATCTGTTAGTAAACTATTTTTTAAATCAATTAATCTTCTATATTCATTCTCTTTATCTTGTAATTTATTAATAGTATTAAATTGTTCAGTTATTTTATCTAATTCTTTATTTAAAGTTTCAATATTATCTGATATAGCTTTTTTTTCTGCTTCACTTAATATACCAGCATCATATAATGCATTGAAATTAACTTCATTTGTTATTTTAAATGTAATATCATTTGTAACATTATTATAATTTATATAATTTGGCAATTCAATTGTATATTGAATTCCACAATTGCCATCACCACCACAAGTATATATTAATTGATATGTATCATTAACTGTATAGTTAATGATAAATTCTTTGTCTTCAGAACAGTCTATGCATTTTTTACTTTTAATATCATTATATACTTTATAAAAGTCAATTAGTCTATTTAAATATTCTTCCATATATTTAACATTATATAATATTTTTTTATAGATAATCCTTGTCTTTTAAAAGTATAATATAATACACCATAAACCCTATAAATAAAGTAGTTAACCAAAAAGGAAAGATAGTTTTATCTTTACTTAAACCAAATGCTTTAAAATCACCATTTTTATGAAAAAAATAATGTGGTTTAAAATAATATAAAATAAAACAAATAGCAACAAATATAATAAATGTTAATTTAATATTTTCATCTAGTATCATTATTAGTTTAATATAATATTAGATATAAAAAAAATAATTATATAATTATCCAAATGTATTTTCTGAAGAATATGTGATATATAAAAATCCATCTTTATTCTTATGTTCCACATATATATCTGAAATTTTTTTATTTCCAACTTCCATCCTATTATTAATTGTAAAAAATAATGCTTTTGAAGGTTCTAAAACTAACCGTTTTCTAATAACATATATATATTGAGTTAAAGTCATATCCCTGGGGACTAAATATTTTTTCTTTTCAATATCAGGAATATCGCAGCCTAATTTTTTATTAACTATTATTGGAATTCTATCTGGATATTTTTCTAATATTCTAGTAGATTCTGATAATCTTGTTTCCATAATAATATATATATATATATTATATTTTAAAAATTTGATAAAATTATATTTAAAAATTTATTATTAATAAATATAAAGATGTTTATAATATGTATTCACACAGATGGACATATGCAAGACAAAGAAATCTGTAATAAAATTAAGACAGATAAAGATATGATTAACTATATAAATAATGAACTTGATATAGAAAAGGGTTGTAAATTACTATATACATGGAATCATGAGAATTATATATATAAATCTTATGGACTTTCAGAAGAGAATGAAGGAATATGTGATAAAAATATGGTTAACGATCATAAATTACCACCACATGGTTCTTCAGATACTTGTGAACAAGAATCGTCTAAAATAAATTTATATAGTAATATTTATATTTCAAAAACTAATAATAAAAAATCTTTTGTTGATTGTTTAATTGATGAATATTGTAGTTTTTGTGGTATGTTAAAACAAATGTATGATTCAGATGATGAAAGTGGTGATGATGATAGTGATAATGATTCTAATGATAAATTTAACCATAGTATTAAGCAGGGGGATGGAGAAGAAGGTGAATACGACGATAATATGGATCTAGATTACGATGATGGTGATGGGGATGTTATTGATATTGATAACGATAAAAAGAAAAATAAAGTAGTTAAATCAAAAAAAACTAACTGTCTTAGTAAAAAGAAAAAAACTAATATAAATATACCTGAAGAAGATAATTATGAATTAAATAAAAAAATGAAAATTTTATGTAATAAGAGAAAATCTATGATAACCTTATATTATAGTATTTTAAGAAATAAAAAAATATCGACAATGGTTGAAGAAAGTGTTTATAATTATACAATTGATATTGCTATTAAAAAAAATATAAATAAAATGTGGTCTAATAATATATTCTTAAATTTATATTTACAGAAAAATCGTTCAATATATTCAAATATTAATAGTAAATGCTATATAAATAATAAAGATTTTAAAAGTAGAGTTAAATCTATGAATAATAAAGAATTATTAAATATAGCTAATATGAGTGTATATGATATATATCCAGATAACTGGAAACATATGTTAGAAGAGAGATCTAAAAGAGATAAATTAAAATATGAACTTAAACCCGAAGCTATGACCGATATGTTTAAATGTAATAAATGTGGATCACGGTCAACATCTTATTATGAAGTTCAAACAAGGTCAGCTGATGAACCCATGACTCAATTTATTACATGCTTAGATTGTGGTTGTAGATGGAAACAATAATTAATTATTATTTACAAAATACATACCAACACCACTCTTATCATTTATACTTCTAGTACATGTATTTTTATTACATTCTACAGCTAGATATGCTGGAACAATTTCATAATCACTGCATACTTTACAACCTGTAATAGCTTTATTAATATCATTATAGTTCCCCATAATCTTGTTTGCATTATGTGTTAAGTATTGTCTATATTGAAATGTTGTCATATTTTTTTCTGGTAAATTCAATAAACAACTTGATCTATAATCTGTGAATTGTCTTCCGTCGGCCATTCTAGCCGGAAAATCTAAATGAAAATTATCTGTTGCTAATGGAGCGGGCTTATTATTACTCATTTATATATAATATATAATATTTTAATTATTAATAATTCTACTAATTAATTTACTTTTATTGCCTGATGTTGGTAAATTCTTTTCTTTTAATATATCCCTTAATTCATTTACACTTTTATTCATATAAAAAATTAATATTTCACTTTTATCCATTTTTGTATTTTCATTTTTTTCTATAACATTATTTGTTATATTATTAACAACATTATTAATTACTTCATTTTCTCCTAAAATTATATCACTCGCAATTTCTCCTTGATTATCTTCTAAACTTATATTAGTAGATACATCTTTAACTGTTGCATCTTCTCCAGTTACGCCTTCTCCAGTTACATCTTCAACTATCACTTCTTCTCCTGTTACATCTTCAACTATCATATCTTCTCCAGTAGCATTTTCAACTATCACATCTTCTGCAGTTACATCTTCAACTATATCTATTTGTTCATTTAAATTATCAATTTCTTCATTAATTATATTTGGTATACTATTCAGTATATCATTTACTAAATTATTATCAACCATTACTTCATCATTTGTATTATCTTCTCTTTCATCTTTATCTTCCTCACTTTCACCCCCACCATCATTGTTCATTTCATCATTTATATAACTTTCATCAACTTGTTCACTTTCATCAATATCATTATCATCATTATCATTATCACTTTCACTATCACCACTATTACGGATATCAATATCGGGGACAATATCAGCATTTATTGTTATTTCATTTTCACCTTCACCTTCACCTTCACCTTCACCTTCACTCATAATGGGGGATAACATTTCTTCTTTTTCGATTAAAACTGCTTTAGTTGATACATCATTACTATCTCTTACAATATTTATAGATTTATCATTTGATAAATTAACATCTATTTTTTTATCTGTATTTTGATATATATTTTGACTTTGATTTTGATTATTAATATAATTAGTTATATTATCTAATATACTACTAATATTATTAATCTTAGTTGTATTTGTATATATGAGATCTTGGAGTTTATTTAAATCAATTGTAAATTGTTTATACTTTAAATAAGCAATAGTAATCACAATTACAATTATTACAGATATTAATATTAATACGATACTGCCATTATTATCAAACATATTTATATAATGTTATTAAATAATATTAAAATTATATTTAAACTTATATTATATTTAAACTTATATAAAGATAGATGAAATAAATAAAACATAATGGAAAATATTACACCACCACCTAAAAAAAAACGTGGGAGAAAACCTAAAAATAATATAACTATAAATGAAAATCCAGTATTTAATAATACATTAGATACTTCTTTAGTAATTAAATTAGATAATTTAGTAGAAGAAGAAAAAAAAGAAGAAGATATAAATAATTTAGTCGGAGATATTGAAAAAAACGATGAAGAAATAGATACAAAAAAAACAAGTGAAGTCTGTTGGAATTGTTGTCATGGGTTTCATAAAAACATAATAGGGTTGCCAATAAAGGTTTCAAATAATTTATTTTATACGGTTGGTGATTTTTGTTCACTTGAATGTGCTTGTAGATATGCATTAGATAATTATGAAAATAATTATCATGAAATATTATCTTTAGTTAATTTA